AAAAACAAAAGTAGATTTGAAGATGTAACAGTAATGTCAGATTCTTCTAAATCATTAGGCGGCTCTGCAACATACACTGGCGGAGTAGCAAGTCACGCACAAGTTACAGCAACGTTAAACAACTATGTTGCTGCTGAATACGTTGATGACTTTGATCAATTAAAAACAAATTTTGATTTTAGACAAACGTATGCAGAGTCAATTGGTGCGGCTTTGGCAAGAGCTTATGATTCAGAAATCATAACTGTACTAGATGCATCATCACCATCGACAACTGTAACTGCAAGTGGTGGTTTAACTAAAGCAAAATTTTTAGAAGTTGCTGAAGGATTAAACTCAAACAGTGTAGATACTGCTGAAAGATATATGGTTATGTCACCAGCAGCACTTACTGACTTATTAGCAGACAGTGGTGTAACAACTGCGGCAGATGGTGTTATTTCAAACACTGCACTTACAACTGGTTTCATTCCAAACTTTTTAGGATTCAACATAATTCTATCAAACTTATTGAATGAAGCATCTACTGGTGTAAGAAAATGTTATGCTTTCCAAAAAAACAGTGTTGGCTTAGCAATTGGAAAAGATGTAACTGCAATGATTAACTATGTTCCACAAAAAGTATCACACTTAGTTGCTGGCGAATTCTCAGCTGGTGCGGCAGTGATCGATGCTACTGGTGTTGCATTAATCAACGTAACTGAATAAGGAGCAATCCTCACTCAATTTGAAAGCCGTTGTCTTTTGATGACGGCTTTCTTCTTTTTGCATTCCAATAAATATTAAAAAAAGGAATTTACCAATGGCGACAACAAAATTTGATATTTGCTCGCAAGCACTAATCAAGTGTGGAGCAGACACAATTACTTCATTTACTGATGGTACACACGAAAGCAACGTTTGTTCAGTAATGTATGAAAACATCAAAAAATCATTGCTCTATTACACGTTTTGGAACTTTGCTATCAAAAAAGTACAATTAAACAGATTAACTGAAACACCAACAGATAAAAAATTTTTATTTGTTTTTAGTCTACCAGCAGACATCATTAGAATAAGAAGTACTTTTGATGCTAACGGACAAGCAGATTTTACATACAAAAAAGAAGGACAAAAGATTTTTACTAATAACAAAACTTTATTTTTAGAATACGTGCAAGACGTAAATGAAACTAATATGCCATCATTTTTTGTAGAAGCATTAGTTTCAAAAGTAGCTGTTGAAATCAATGAAGCAATAACAGCTAGTGGCTCATTGCAACAAAGATTGGCACAAGACTTTCAACAAAAGTTACGTGCATCACGTATAGCTGATGGACAAGAAAATCCGCCTACTAGCATTATGCCAGCTGGCAGATTGATTGAAGCACATATTTTAGGAAGTAGTTCAGATAGATTTAGACACGAGCAGAACTAATGAGTATTAGAAGATACACACAAACAACTTTCACACAAGGTGAAGTTGGAGACTTTATAAAAGGTAGAGCCGAACTTGGTATCTATCGTGCTGGTTTAGAAAAGTGCGAAAACTTTTTAATATTACCACAAGGCGGTATAGATAGACGTAGAGGCTTTCAATTTATAAGTTCTAACTTAGACAGTTCAACATTAGCAGATGGAAGTACGAATGTTGTGACTGGTTCATTTCATTCAAAAAGCAGATTAATACCTTTTAAGTTTGGTGAAGGACAAGAATATGTTTTAGTTGTTGAGCCAGCAGATACAACTATTTCATCAACAGCAAAAATACACGTATATTACAGAGACGCACGTGTTGCAGTTTTAACAAATGGAGTTGGCGGAAACAACTTTGATATAACAACAACAAATATTGATGACATAAGATTTGCACAAACATTTGATGTAATGATTATGGTTGAAGCTAATATGCCACCATTACAACTTGTTAGAGGCACAGCACACGATGATTGGGCAATTGGAGATTTAACTTTTGACTTTTATCCATTAGTAAATTTTAGTTTTGCAACAACTCTTACACCAAGTGCAAAAACTGGCAGTGGCATAAACTTAACTTTAAGCAGTGGAAATTATGAATGGGTAAATGCAAGTTTTCCAAATGGGCATATTGGTATGCACGTAAAACTAAATGCTGGTTTGTGTAAAATTACAAGTGTTACAAACACAACTGTTGCTGTTGCTGATGTGATTGAAGATTTGGCAGACACACAAGCATCAACTGGCAATGAATGGGAAATAACTGCATTTAGTAATTTTGACACAACAAAAGGTGGCGGTTATCCTCGTTCAATATCATTTCATCAAAACAGATTAATTTTTGGTGGAAGCAGAGATAAGCCACAAACAATTTTTGCATCACAGTCTGGTGACTTTTTTAATTTTAAACCAACAACAAGAGTTGTAACAGAAAGTGGCGGAAGTACTACAACAACTGGCGAAGTTACAGATGATGCTGGTTTTACATTTACGATTGCCAGTGATGAACTTAACATTATAAAACATATCATATCTCAACAAGCACTATTCATTTTCACAACTGACGGAGAGTTTGATATGTCTGGTGAACCAGTAACTCCATCAAATGTTTTGATAAGACAGCAGACAAGATATGGAATACAGACTGGCAGTGCTACTCCAAAAGTTGTTGATAATGAAACAATGTTTATAGATAGGAGTGCAAAACAATTAAGAGCATTTGTTTATAATTTTAACACAGATGCATTTTCAGCTAAAAATTATTCACTTGTTCATCACACAATGTTGAACAATGCTACTGATATTGAATACTTAAAAAATTACAAAGATACAAACACAAACTATCTTTTCGTTGTCAACGATGGCGAACTTTGTGTTATGGGCATAAATGTTGAAAGAGACGTTATTGGTTGGAGCAGATGGACAACCACTGGCACAATAAAAAGAATAGTTGAAGTTGACGATAGTTTGTATTGTTTAATTGACAGAGCAAATGGTTACTTTTTAGAAAAACTTACAGAAGAAGACATTTATTTAGATTGTCATTTTTCAACATCAAGTACTGGCAGTGCTTATGCTGGTGCAAATGGTTTACAATCACAAACAGTCAAAGTTATTGCAAATGGTGTAACACACGATGATGTTACTGTAACTGCGGCTGGCAACTTTTCATTGAATGTTGTTTCATCATCAACACAGATTGGTTATGGATACACAAGTACTGCTAAAACTTTGCCAATAACATTTAATATTGGAAACAGTTTAATAAGTGGAGAAAGAATTAGAAAACTATTTGCTGAACTACAACTGCACAAATCAAAAAGTGCAAAAGTAGATGGCAAAACAGTTTCATTTAGAAATTTAGGAAGTAACTTATTGAATGCTGGTATAACAGAATTTACTGGTATTAAGAGAGTAAGAATAAATGGGATAGGAGCACAACCTCAACTTATTATTACAGTAGATGAAGCATTGCCAATGACACTACTTTCGTTAACAACTGAATGTGGATTTTCGACGGGCAAATTTCAACAAGCATAAAACCTACAAGACACAAACTTAATTTTAAACATTTTAAGTATGTCATTGAAAATTGTAGGAAGGCTGATGATATTGAAATACAATTAACTGGTTTTACCAAACAAAGTTTAATCAACATATATGATGAACTTGAAGATGGACTTACTGGTACAGAAGAAAACAATATCCCTTTTTTAGTAGCTGGCACGCAAGTAAATGAAGATGAAGTTTGGTATTGGTTTTTGGCAACACCATTAGTTAATCATTATTGGTTGCGTGTAACCATAGAAGCAAAAAAATTAATTCAAAAAAAGAAAAAACAACACAAAGATAAAAGACATTTGGTGCAAGTTTGGAGTGGACACAAAGCAAGCATCAGTTGGCTAAATATTTTAAAATTTAAAGAAATCAGTCACTACTACGTTGGAAAAGAAAAGATTTTAATTGTGGAGAATAGAACTTAATGTGTGCACCTCGTAAATTACTTCCAGTATTAGCAATCGGAGCATTAGCAGTCGCAACTGGCGGCATTGGAGCTGGTGCGGCAGCATCTGCGGCTGGTACATCAGTTGCACCAATGGCTGCTGGACAAGCTGGTGCACTTGCGGCACAAGGCAGTACACTTAAATCATTATCAACAGCTTTAAAAGTTGGTTTGAAATATGCAAACACAGCCGCACCTCTTATTGGTGCTGGTGGTTTAGTTTACAGTGGACAAGTACAAAAAAGTATTTTGGAACAACAAGCACAAGCATTTAAGTTTCAAGCCGCACAAGAAGAAGAAACTTACAAACTTAGAAAAAGTAAAAGAAAAAGAGCATTAGCATTAGCACTAGGTAAACAGAGAGCACTTTATGGTATCAGTGGAGTCAGATTAGAAAACACACCAGTAGATGTACTTGCGAGCACAGCAAGTGCATTTGCAGAAGATGATTTTTACGACAGATACGGAACAGCAAGTAGAATTGCAAGTGCTGGTATGAGTGCAAGTAATTTATATGCAAGTGGACAGCAAGCTGAACTTGGTGGATTGTTAAATGCCGAACTAACACTAGCAAGACGAGGAATAACATAATGGTTAAGATTCCAACTTATCAATCTAAATTTACACCAAAGCCAAATTTTACAAAACCAGTGCCAGTAAAAGGTGTTGTAGAAAATATTCAAAAAGTTGCAAATTATGCAAACAGTATTGCTGACACACAAGCAGAGATAAAAGCATACGAACAAGGCTACAAACAGCAACAGCAAAATGTAAACAACTTTGTTGCAAGTGATGCATCATTGACACTGAGTGGTGAAGCATACAGAAAAGGTGCACAAGCAGCTTTTGTTTCTAATTTTAAAACAACAGCTGAAAATGAATTAAATGACTTATCTGTACAACATCAATACGAACCAGAAAAATACAGACAAAAATTTGATGCATACAAAACTAAAGCATTGAATGATGTGCCTTCTACCCTACTACCAGATTTGACAAATTGGTTAGATGGTATTGGCAACAGAGTAAACAGAAGTATATCAAACAACAAATTAAGTTTTGATTTGAGAAAACAAGTTGCAGATATTGAACAAAGATATGACAACATACTTCCACAACTTACGGCTTCAATAAAAAATGAAGGTTATGACACAAACACAAGTATAAATTTTTATGCTGATGTAATCAGCAACATTAAAGCATTAGAAGAACAAAATGCAAATCCAACAACAATTTTAAGATTAAAAAAAAGTTTAAGAAATGAAATTGTATCAAGTTCATTGATCAATGAATTCAATAAAGCAGATGACAAACAACAATTTATTGAAAATGTAAGAGATGGAAAAATTGAAACACTTTTAACGGATATAAATGATACTTTCAAAGTAGAAGGTTTTGAAACTGGCTTAGCATTGACAAATGCTGAAAGTGTAAAATATGCAAATCAACTTAATACACTTTTAAGATATGACATTGCATCAAACAATGTTGAAAGACAGACTTT